ATATAGAACTCCTTTTGTAAGATTTGCTGCTAATACATTATTGTAAAAATTCTACCCTAACATAAAAAGCGCCCTTGAACCGTTTGGGGTCAATGGCGCTTGTGGCGCGGAAGGAGGGATTTGAACCCTCGCTACGGTTTCCCGTACTACTCCCTTAGCAGGGGAGCGTTGTTTTTGTCTATAAACTCAAAATATTGGGTGTAAAGCGGTTTATACATCAAAATATTGTATAAACCGCTTTACTCGTTATTGTCTATTGACTATACATTGTCTATTTTATAGCCAAAAAAATATAATTAAGATAAAAGTTCGTGTTCAATGCGGGCAACGGCATCGGCAGTTAATACTTCGTCTGCGGTGGCGTAGTGTTCCGCTGTTACCTTATAAGACGAATGGCCCATCATGCGGAAGGTCGTATCAAGGTCAACACCAAGTCGCTTGCAGGCATTTGCAAAGGCATCACGAAGTTTATGGAACGTCGTTTTTTTGAGCTCGTGCTTTTCAAGAAATTGAGTAAAGGAATTTGAAATCGTATTAGGTTGAATATTAGAACCGTTTTTGTTACAGCACACGAAAGGACTTAAAATATTATTCTGCGTTTTGTATTGATGAATTTCTTGGTACAAAGTTTCGGAAACGACGAATGTTCTTCGTCTGTTCTCTGTTTTTTGACTTTTAATAACGCTGCGGCCGTTTACGGTGATAATGGCCTTGTCAAGCAACAGACGGTAGTTTCCATCTTTCATTTTAACGAAGTCGGTTTCCTGCAAAGCGCACACCTCTTCACGTGTGGCGGCAAAGAAACACGCACAGAGCACGGGAGTGTAAAGCTTTGAATTTTCTTCCTTCAGTGTGGCGAATAACGTTCTGATATCGTCAAAGTCGTATGCGGGAATTTTCTTCGGCTTATACGTCGGCATATCGATAAACTCAATCGGGTTTTCGCGGATCCATCTTTTTCGGCGCGCATAATTTAAAGACGCGTTTAACAGCTTGCGTAGCTCTACGCACGTTGAGGGCGAATTAAGGTGCATATCAATAATCTTTTGGCACACTCTTTCATTGACTTTCTTTAAGGGCATATTATCGAGATATTCTGCGATATATGAGTGATATAGGTCGTACTTTTCAAGAGTGCGGGGGGAAGAGTCCTTTTTAACAAGATAACCGCGCCATTCTTTATACAGCCTTCCATAAGTAACTGATTCCGATGAAACGGTTTCGCCTTCTAACCGAGCTTTCTCTTGCAGTTCCCAAAGCTGTGCTGCCTTTTTTGTGGGGAACCCGCTTTTATAGGGCCGTTGCTGTCTGCCGAAGCAGTCTTTATAATAGAACCGCACGGCATAATTTTTTCCTTCTTCAATAACGATTATCATAAGTATTTGACCTCGATTCGATCGGCATAATAATGTAATGACTTAGTTAGGATAGCAATAAAAACAATTATACTTTTTTCTTAATTCTTTAAATCGGTCTAAAAAAGCTAAAACATTTGTTGGATTAGGGTCTTTCGTTATATCCTCATCGTTATACTCTGCTTTTATAGTCCAATTAAAAGTTCCATGCAGTACAAATTCGTTATCTATGATGCAAAATTTATGGTGCATATAGTTCTTAAAAAACGAAATCATATTATGTGCATAAAAGATTGGAAATTTCAAGTTTGGATATTTGGCAATAAATTGTTTGTTTCGTGTATCATTTTCATCACCGGCATCAACTATGACGGCAATTGCAAGCCCTTCTTCTGATTTTTTAATTAAAGCTTGCATAATAGCAGGATTAGTAAACCAAGCCACGGCTGCAAGAATAGAATGATTAGCATTTTCTATATTACTTATTACAATGTCTGCACATTTTTCAAATGTTATTTGCGGTGCAACAGGCAATTTGGACACTTTACGAACAAGCTTTATTTCGACAGTTGGCTCTCCATCTTCATCATAAGGCAATTCGCAATCATCTTCTAAAAGCTCTTCGCACATCTTGACCAAGTAGTTCTCTCTCATTTGTAAGGAGCTTTGAATATCTCTGTCTTCGACTTTAAAAGTATAACTGATAATTGAATTATATGGACTTTTACGCGGCCAACCAGTTAGTTGGGTAATATGTAGTTCACACTCCCTTAATTCATTAGCCAAACAACCATAAGGTATTTTATAATTATCTTCACCATCATTCCATTCTATTGCAAGGTTAATTAGGCTATTTAGTTTTTTAGATTCTTTAGTATTCATTCCCATAAATTTCTTCCTTAATCTAAATCTATAGCGTCATTGCTTTCAAGCATACGCATAAACTGTTCTTCGTTTATGACTTTTATGTGGTGACCTTCGGCTTGAAGCTCGGCGGCTTTTTTCGTTTTTGTGGAAACTCTGTTGTCGGCGTTAACAAGTATATCAACCTTACTGCTTACGCTTGATTTTATGATACCGCCGCGCTCAACCACAATGGCAAGCACTTGCTCGCGGGTCATCATTTTAAATTCACCGGTAATTACGAATGTTTTACCTTCAAAGTCTGCATCTTTTTCTTCGTTTACGGTTACTGCTGCTTCAATTTCGTGAACGTTGGGTGACTTATTAAAATGCTTAAATTCCGTAGATGTATGTAATTTTACGTCATCGTAATATTTTAAGTAAGAGCTGTTGCTGTTAAGGAATGATACTGCAGATTTGTAACGCGACTTTGCCAAGTTACATAAAATGAGTTGCGCGGCAGCTTCGGCATCACATAATGCGTTGTGGTGATTATTGAGAGTAATTCCGAAGTACTCGCATCTTGCGTCCAAACCTTTGCCTACGACTGTTCCTGCGGGTATTGAATAACTACTTACAGAGATAGTATTTACGTATTCAAAATGCGGTTGTGGTAGATTATAATAGTCGAGAGTGGTTTTTAAAACGCTCATATCAAATGAAGCATTATGAGCCGCAAGATATGTATTTTCAAAGTAATGCTTTATTTTATCCCAAACGGCAGGGAACGTCTCTGCGTTTGCTGTGTCGGCAGGGGTAATGTGGTGAATAGCAATATTGTCGGCTGTATAGTAGTTTTGAGGCGGTTGTATAAGATAATATTGCTTGTCTACGATTTCTTTATCTTTGATGATTACAATGCCGATAGAACAAGCACTATTAAATGAGTGGTTTGCCGTTTCAAAGTCGATTACTGTTACGGTTTCGATTTTGGTATTTTGTGATATAGGAAGCTTGTCTGCATTGTGAGAAGCTGTTGGTGTTGCATTCAAGGGTACTGTTACATCAATTACCGGTTTAGGTTCGCATTCGGACTCTGTAATTTCATTAGGTGCGGCGGATGTGTTTTTGCGTTCGGATTCTTCGCGTTGCTCTTTAGCCTTTGTTTTTTCTTTCTTTTCGGCATTATAAGCTAAAGCGAAAAATATGATTGCTATAACAAGAAGAATTGCACTGGCAATTAACTGCTCAACGGAAAAGCAAATTATAGCTGCAATAGCGGGAATAATGCCGAACAGGAAGCGGACGCCATTATTCAAATTGTTAAACCATTTCATAACATTTTCCCTTAAAATTTAGCTCTTAATTCAATCATTTTTCCAAGGATGCGCACGGGTTTCTCGGCGCATTCTTTTTTTGTGTAAAAAATCGGGTCGAAGGCGGGGTTGAGGGGGAGTAACCAAATTCCGTGGTTATCGGTTTTAACCCGTTTCAGAGTGGCGCTGTCGCCGTTTACCATTACGGCTGCTATATCGCCGTTCTCAACGGCTTCCTGTCGGCGGATAATAACGACGTCGCCGTTCTGAATGCGCGGCGCCATAGAATCCCCCTTGATAGAGAGTGCGAGGAAATCTCCGGACGCGGCAAGCTCGGGAGTAATCTCTTCAAAGTCGATAATATCCTCAATAGCCTCAATAGGTATGCCCGCCGCGATTTCACCGTAGACGGGTATTTTAATGCCGCGCCCTTGTCGAGTATTGGCGGGAAGGTCACGCCCAAGCAGGTAATCAACCGTAACGTTAAAGTAGTCGGCTATTTGTGAAAGAGTGTTTAAGTCGGGTTCGCGGTTTCCTGTCTCATACATTGAGATAGTACTTTCCGCTACGCCGATAATTTCGCCTAATTCTTTCATGGTTAATTTGTGTTCTTTTCGTATTTGTCTAATATTATTCATCTCATTACTCCTATATCGATTATATACTTTACAAATTGTAAAGTAAACAGAAAAGTTTACAAAAAGTAAAAACTTTGCAAAATGTGAAGAAATTTTTGAAATATGCTTGACAAACCGTGAAGTTGTTTATATAATAGCAGTACAAACTTCACAAAATGCAAAGCATAAGGAGCGTGGACATGCTTAAAAAATTAAGGGAAGATAAAAACTTGACGCAAAAGCAAGTTGCAGAATTATTAAATGTCGGCGAAAGTACAATTTCACTTTACGAAAGTGGTATGAGAAGACCGCCGATAACAAAGTTGGTAAAGTACGCTGAAATTTTAGGTGTAACGGTAGATAAGGTAATCGATTGTTTCAAATCGGCGCAATAGGAGGGGATTATGGGAAGAATAAACGACATCAGCGGTTTTGACGAAATGGTGCTAAATCAGATTTGCAAGCAGGACGGCACGGTACTTTCAAACGACGGCAGACGTTCTGTGCGTAAGAAATCTGCTCCGAAAGAAGAAAAAAACTGCGATATCGAGGCGTTGTTATCGATTATGGACGCGGCCAAAAAATGCGGGATTTCAAGGCACCAAATCGATAACGCAATAAACTGCGGTGAATTGCCGTTTTATGCCTTTGGGGAGCGGAGGAAAATAAAGCTTTCCGACCTTAAGAACTGGCTGGAAGCAAAACGAACCGTAATAGGAGGCGGCAATGGCTAAAACATTAGCGTCGGGAGTTGCAGGCTTGATAAGTATCAATAAGCCACACACCGAAAATATATTTTTCCACTCTAAACAATTTGAATGGCGGAAACACCCGCTGCCGCTCGGAAAATATTACGTTTACGAAACCAAGAGAAACGGCGGCTGCGGAATGATTATCGGTGAGTTCCGAGTGTGTGAAAACAGACGGTATAGCACTAAACACAAGCTGGACTTGAAATTTATACCCCCTGTTGTGGTTAAACTCGGCTGCGTCGATGTTGACGATCTCTACCGATACGGAGGCGGCAAACCGATTTATGCAAATCTTTTAAATAATATCGTGCATTACGAAAAGCCGATTGAATTAAGCAGGTTTGTGCCGCCTTGCCTCCACGATTGCGAGAACTGCAAGTATTCAATATATCTTGAAAGATTTGAAGATTATGGGTGCACTAAAAAGAGAATCACATTGCCGCCGCAGTCGTGGCGTAGGGTGAAGGAGTTAAGGATATGAGAGAAATTTTATTCCGAAGCAAAAGAAAAGACAACGGCGAGTGGGTCATAGGGTGTTTAGTTTATGATAGTCAACACACTTGCATAAGGGATTTCGGTTATGAATATTTCGAAGTCGACCCCGAAACCGTCTGCGAATACACGGGCTTGACCGATAAAAACGGCAAGAAGATATTCGAAGGGGATATTGTAAAGCTTGCCCCGCCTGATGAGGATTTTTCTCTTCATAATCCAAAAGAAGAACGAATTTTAGAGGTTGTATTTTTTGAAGGTATGTTTGCGGTTGATATGCACAGGTGGTGGAAGTATGGGCACGGCAGATGTGCGTTAGAGGGTTATGAAGCAGAAAGGCTTGAAGTCATCGGCAACATTCACGACAACCCCGACCTTATAACGATTAAACCGCTGGAGGAAGAGTGATGCCGAAAAAGAAGTTCAAGTTAAAAAAGGATATCCCCCTCAACGGTTACAAAACGCTTGAAGCCGGGACGATTTATGAAGCGGTGCGAGAGAACACTCGATACATCTATATTGAAGTAGAAGAAGGAAAACTGCAAGTAAGGCTTTCACGCACCGACTGTGAGGAAATCAAAAGAGGACGGAAGCGGTAATGCCCAAAGGATCTATATGGGCGGTAGAACGCAATATTCGGGGCGCTTGGGTGATCTACGGAGCCCTCGGCGTTCGGCAATATTACGGTTATACCAAATCCGAAGCAAAAGAAAAGTACAAAAGCGAGTGTGTAAGCACAATAGTAGAAGTAGGAGGAAATAATGGTTCAAGAACTCAAGAAGGAAGAAAAAAATGACATCTTCGGATTTGAATATAGAGGGAAACCGCTTGCTATATCCGGACTTTTCTGCAAATATAACGAGCCCTGGGTTTATGGGAACTTAATTATTAAAGACGGAATGGCATTTATCGGAACTTATAAAGCAAAGTCGGGTCGGGAACTCCAAGGGCTGCGAACGGTTCGGGTTGATCCTAAAACTGTCGGCGTGAGCTGGGGAGAGCAGGACGAAGGGAAGCAAAAACTGTTTACTGACGACGTTGTGCAAATTAAACCCGAGATTGAAGAATTTGGAGTCATAATTTGGGACAAGCACACGGCAAGGTTTATGGTAGAGGGCGATGGCGTTGTTTACGACTTCGATTACCTGCGGGGCAATGATTTAATAAAACTCGGGAATATTCACGATAACCCCGAATACGACATTCGGAGGTAAGTATGGAGTGGGTCAAACTTACAAACGGAGACTGGCAGGCCAAAGGTGAAGATGGCGACTTTCTTTTATGGAAAGAACGTAACAAGTGGACCGGCCGCTATAAAGCAAACACGGGAAGCAAATTTTTCAAATTGCCTTACGGCTCATTAAAGGACTTAAAGGCAAAATGCGAAGATAACTACTATTGGGAGGAGAAGGAAAGCGCATGAGTAAAATTCTTTTTGGCGGTAGAAAGACTGTCAAGGTAGAAGTTCAGAACCATCGCAAAATCGTTTTAATTGGGTCGTTTAAAGAGGTCGCATATACGCTACGCAATTTATCAAATATATTCGGGCGTAGACCTATTGGACGTATAACTGATGCGGAGCTTATAACGGCAACGCAGACGAGCAACAATTTGCGGAGACGGATATGTGGAAGATAGAACTGCCGTATGTTCCCGGCACTACAGTTTACACCCCAATTTGTAATCATCTTGGACGTTGGGAAACCGAAGAGTGCTTGGTACATCATTACATTATCAACAGTGAAACTGATATTAGCGTAGCGTTATATACTGCTCGGAGCTATAAATATCGTTTTTTTTCTATAAAAGAAATTTTTGCTACCGCAGATGCCGCAGCAAAATATGTGGAAGAAAAACAAAAAAAAGTGGAGCAAAAAAAATAATTAAAAAATTGCAGTCGATTGCAAAAGGAGTAATAAATATGAACAACAATACAACCTATCAACAGCTTATGCTCTTACCGAGCGATGAACTGACCGAACCGCAGAAAACCTTTCTTTCTGTACATAACGAGATGGTTATGGCAGGGCAGAAAGCCGCCGAGTGCCTTCTGATTATAGCAAACGACATGCGGAGAATGAGAGATGAGAAGCTCTACCAGGCGGCGGGCTTTGAGACCTTCAAAGACTACGTCGAAACGGCCCTCAACATCAAGGAACGCCAAGCCTACAATTGGATAAGCGTTCTCGAACTTCCCGAGGCATACTTAACCAAGAACGCAGGGATGGGCGTAACAAAGCTCGCCCTCATTGCTTCCGCTTCGGAAAAGGTGGCGGCGGATTTAATGGAAGACGAGACCACCACCGAGAAGTCGGTCAGAGAGCTGCAAGCCATCATCAAAGAAAAGGATGCAGAGCTTGAAGACAAGACCAAGCAAATCAGATTTTTAACAGAAAAGCTGGAAGAAGTCCCGACTACCACGGAAGCCCCCGAAGTGGATACCTCGGCTTTTGAAGAGGAAATTGATGCCCTTAAAGGTAAACTCAAGGATGCCAAAGAAAAGCTCGAAACAGCATCGGATAAGCTGGCGAAGGAAAAAGCCAAGGTTAAAGAACTTAAAGACCTCTCGGATGCGGAGGCGGCGGCGGAAAAGGCGAGAGCCGAGAAAATCGAAGCTGAAGAAAAGGCAAAGAAAGCCGAGGCAGAGTTGACCGCATACAAGAAAACGCAGGAAGCGGTCGCAACCTTTAAGGTTCACGCCGCAAACCTTTTCGATATGTGGGATAGCATAGTGGATGCAGTCAAACAAATAAAAGCGGCAGATCCCGAATACGCAGCGAAGTGCGTCGCTAAGCTTATTACGTTTAACGACACCGTAAAAAGCGATTTAGAGGGAGTTCAGCAATGAAAAAAGCCGAATTTATAAAGATGCTCCAGCAGGATAACGAAACGGAGCTTGAACCTAAGAAAACAACCTACGAGCAGGTAATAGACTGTACGGTGATAGCTCTTCTCGATGAAGCCCCCGACTTCGAGATAGATAGCTCAGTAACGTGTGAAAGATTATTCAAATTGATAGAAAAACAAGCTTTTGCAAAGAAAGGTTTTCCTTGCGTTGGACCGTTCGAAGCAGCCAAGCTTATAGCGGAACACCTTAATACACAAAACGACGGCGCCGCTCGGCTTTACAACTTAGTAATGGGAATGGTGGCAGGAAATGCGCCGGTACCGAGGAAGAGCAGAATCACGCTCGACGATATCTAATTGGTATGGAGGTGAAAAAAAAGAATGTGTATGTATGCTCACTACGATACCAGCAAAAAGAGAAAAGAGGTTATTTCGCCGGAAGAGAAAGCTCGGCGAAAGCGCAATATTAGTATAAAAAACATGGTTCAGTATTTGTGCAACAAAGTCCCTTCAAAATATGAAAAATGGGAACAGTCGCATTTTACAAAAATAATGTTTTTTGAAAAGCAAGGAAACAAGCAATACATCGGTTACTGTGAATGTGGTGCGGTTGTGCCGCTCACGTCTGCTCGTGCGGCACGAATGATCAAATGTCCTGTTTGCAAATCGGAGGTTCGCTTAACAAAAAACAAAAGCAGCAGTCTTTTTCAGGAAGATTACTTTGCCTTATTGCAACGTCTTGACGACGGTTGGATACAAAGGCTATTCGTCACAACAAAACATACTTGGATGGAGGAGGGTGCAGTCAACGTCAGGTTACATAGAGATGAAGAAGAGAGAGACTTTTGTGACGGTAAGTCAGTTTGGTATTTTCATCCTAAGCTTGGCGGCGATAGGCAATGGTTAGAAGGTTATGCTCGCCAACATGGTATGGGTGGATGGTACGCATGGAGAGTATGTGACAAATTTTTACATACTTATCCGTACAACCTTTCGGAAATTTTTAGTGGCAGCAAATATCAGTATTCCGCATTGGAAATAGCCGCCAGAATGCATATGGTAAACCCTTTCTATTATTTAAAAGCCTACGAGTCCGAACCGAAGCTCGAGTTGCTTTATAAATTGGGTTTGTCTCAAATCGCTTACGATATTTACTGCGATAAATACGAAACCAAAAGAATAATGGACAAAATAAAATCCCTCAAGGATTTAGGGATTGACAGTAAAGAAGAAATCGGAGAGTGCCGCAAACTTGACGCAGCGACTTTGATTGCGCGTAAAGAAGTAAAAAGATGGAATATCGAACCCGATCAGTATGAAAATGCGCTGGCTTTTATTAAAGCAGTAAATGCACGAAGCGGAACGGATTTTCAATACAGCTTTATCACACGTGAACGCTGGTTTAAATATGCTTTAACGCAAGACGCGGATTACAATTTGATAGGTCATTTTCTATCGGATTACACCGATTATATACACGATTGCGTAATGCTCGGGCTCGATTTGAAAAATACCGCGATAAAAATGCCGAAATCGTTAAAAACCTCACATAAGTGGGCGCACGACGAAATCAAAATTCAGAAAACGCAGGTCTATGATGCACTTATTGAGTCGGCATACGAAAATATGCACAAACTCGTTGAATGGACCGACGGCAATTTCAAGATTATTATGCCGAAGACTTCAAACGAAATTGTAAACGAGGGTGTAAGACAAAGCCATTGTGTCGGGAGATATTGCGAACGAGTAGCAACGGGCGAGAGCATAGTGTTGTTTCTCCGTCGCGTAGCCGATATAGAGCAGAATTTCTATACGATGGAAATAAAAAAAGATATGCGCGTACTCGACGTCGTGCAATGCCGTGGTTTTGAAAATTGCGAGAAAACTGAAGAAGTTGAAAAGTTCCTTCAAAAATACGAGAGATGGTTCAACCACCGCTCGCTCGGAAGCTATAACGCCGATAATGTTATGGTTAAGTATTTCAAAGCGGTTCATAAAAAGAACGGAAAATATATCAGTAATTACGACGGTAAAACCGAATTCAAAATCGGTGAATGGTTGGAAGCCGAGACCGATAAGGACTCGGACAAAGTTGCTGTCAAAGGTTTACATGTTGCGTCAATGGAATTCGCACAGAGTTGGGGTGAGCATTGGAACGACGTCGCAATTTTGGAGGTTGAAACTAATATTCACGACGTAATAATTCCAGACGCAAAAGACCAGGTGCGAACAAGCAAATTCAAAGTACTTCGTGAGGTTCCGTTTGAAGAAATGGGAGAATGGGGTGCAAGGCATATCGCAAGTAGGCAGTCGGAGGCGGCGTGATGATTGAAAAGGCTTTTGACAAAACGTACGCAATGAAAGGTTGCCACGATATACCGCAAAGCACCTTTACCCGCATTGCTAATCGTTTACTTAAAGAATACATCGCTGTCAACGGCGATTATTGCATACCCGACGAAATCAAAGCCATTGTCGACGCTATAAAGCAAGGCAAGGACTCCGAACAGTACGACGACGAAAACGACTACGAAATAAGCAACACGACGTACGACGACCGCGAGTACGACACCTGCAAGATTTCGTACGAAAATCGCGCACACGTCTTTTGGGACGAGGACGAATACGGCGACTCCGTATATCACGCGACATGGTACTTTTTTACGTCAGCCACGTACACAAAGCGCGTCGGAAAGCAGGTACTCCGCGCGGGGACGCATACGGAAATTTTACGCAAGGTATACGCCGCAAAAGGCAAATACCGCTATTACTGCACACACCGCCCGCCGTCGGGCGGGTGTATTCCCGAAGGTTATGTATCGTACGAAACGTACAGGCAAGGCTCCCGACACATCGGCGAAGTTACGTACAACGAAAAGCCGTCCGAACACGACTTGCAAAATTGGGGACTTGTATTTGACCCCGAATACGAACGCTTGCGCGCGGCTTACACGGAGGTTGAATAATGTCGACATTTTACAGTTGCGGCGGCGATTGTGTGCCCGTTGACGGCGCGTGGGACGATTGGAAACCGCGCAAGACTTGGACGCTTAACAATTACCGCGTCGAATACGTCACAAAGTACGGCAAACGCGAAACGTGCATATTTTCCGCAAAGACGCACGAAAACGCGTTGCGAAACGCCCGCAAGTGGGCAAAAAGCGTCGGTGCGTCCGATGTCAAAATCGTTAAGTGTGAAGGCGCGACGGCGGGAGGTTAGCGAATGAAAAGAATATCAAGACATAAAAATGAAATTAAATATAGTGACCCTATGTATAGGCGCTTACAAGAACTCGAAGACAAGCTCGAAAGCGGACAGTTGGTAGAGTTGCCGCATAAAGTCGGTGATAAAGTTTACCTTGTTCGCAGAAATAGAAACTATGAATTAGTTGTCAGCAGAACAAAAATAGAAATGTATCTATACCATTGGAAGTTGCTCGTTAAGTGTTCTTGCGATAGTAGTTGGCACGAACCGCAGGACATTTTTTCGGACAAAGAACAAGCCGAAGCGCGACTCAAAAGAGTTATAGGAGGAAGTGGAATGAAGACCTTAAAAGATTTTAACGAATGGCTCGAACATAACTAAGTCGAACCTTTAATCTGCTGCGACCATTGTTCATAGTGGAGAGAATGCTGGGAGGTCGGATGCGGCCCACAACCGCATTGTCAAGACTTGATGGAACTGTAGGGCTTTTCAAAATATAAGAAAAGAATCATCTACCAAAAAGACAAAAAAATCTATTTCATTATTGAGGGATGGGACGGTTCAGTAGAGCTTACCAACTATGGCACGGTTTACAAGAAGTGTGCCAGTGTTCCCGAAGCGGAAGCGGCTCTGCGTAAGTTATGCGGACGGTTACTCCGCAAAATCGAGGCGGCGGACTTCCAAGATTAATTAAGGGCTATCAAAAGGACAAGCAGTTAGAGATGAAACTCGAAATCAAGAAAGGTCTTACGACCACTACATAACTCTATTATATATAAACAAAAGCTCGGCAGAATAACCTGCCGAGCTTCCATGCAGACGAGCCGAAGCACACCTACAACCTACATAAAAATTATATCAAAGTGTGCCTAACTTGTCAATAAATTTGCCCGACAAAAAGGGCTATGCCGTCCTTGTAATGGATAGTAACATCTCTCGGTTTTTGATTTTGATTACCGACCAACCCAAGCAGGGTGTTGCCAAGCGGCAAGGGGAGCAACCCCTTGAGAGCGTATTGCCGATAGGCGAAAAAAGCAAGGTATGCCAAGCGGCAGGGGCGCAGCCCCTAAGAGCGTGAGTGATTAAGGAGACACACAATGAAACGAAAACCCTACGATATAGGTAACTATGCGGACGAGGTATACACTCAACCGTTTGAAGATACGAAGGAAGAGAAAATTGAACAGGCTCTCCGACCTAATTCGCATATAGTCAAATACAGAGTAAAAACTATCATATCCGGTCCGATAGTAGAATCGGAAATTTATCCGATTTGGGAAGCGAAGCGTTATGCACCACCCAAGCCCAAGAAAAAGAAGGGTTCAAGTAACGCACAAAAGAATCTCAACGATAAAAACGCCCGAAAGAAGTTAGTCAGACTCATCAACGCCAACTTCACGGAAAAAGATATATGGGCAACCTTCACTTACGATGAAGCGCACCGACCTCATACCGAAACAGAAGCTTTGGAAGAAGTTCAACGTTACATAAAGCGGTTATCCGCCTACATAAAACATAACAATCTTCCGAAGCTGAAATACATTCACATAATGGAATTTAACCCGGACGACACCAACAAAAAGAAAGTTAGGGTGCATCATCACTTGATTATGAACTTTCACGACCGAGATAAAATCGAAGACTTATGGAAAGCCGGAGGCAGAAAGAACACGCGCCGACTTCAACCGGACGACTTTCACTTGGAAGGGCTTGGGAGATACCTCGCTAAAGACCCTTGCGGAAAACGTCGGTGGAGTGCATCGCTTAACCTCACGAAGCCGAAGGTTTATACCGCGGACAGCAAGTTCCCGACGATTCGCTCGGTTGAGAAGATGCTTTGTCCTGAACTCGCGCAAGCGAAGATGAAGAAACTTTACCCTCAATTTATTTTACTTGAAGATCCGCATGTTTATGTAAACGACCAGTACGGCGGTTATTACATTTACACGCGACTAAGGAAGCAAACGGAATGAATTATTTAGTAGAACGCGCTAAACTTACGTCGGAGCGTAACGACAAGGAAAGACAAATATGTTTGAACTGCGTTTCAACCGCAAAATGTAAAGGCATCTGCGACGTCTATCGGGAACGGAGTCGAAAAATTAATCGGGAATATAAAAACAAGCTTGCCGAACTTAAAGCAATGCGCCAAAGTGAAGCGAGAAAAAATAGAATTTGCAGTCGAGTGCAGGGGGATTAAAGTGGAAGATAAAGAGAACAGAAAAAAATTAAGAGGGTATTTAAAGAGCTACCGTATGTGGCAGGCGCAGGCGCGTGACATCGAGCGTTCGATTGCAAACGGGGAAGTGCCCGAGTCGTTACGAACCGAATTTGTGAAAGTTAAAGACGATTTTGTAAACAAGTGCCGTAACGTCCAAATAATTCTCGGCCATACGAGAAGTGAACTGGAACGGCGTATTTTAAATATGCGCTATGTAAGCGGCAAGAGCATGAAACAGATTGCCCGTGAAGTCGGTTACAGTAACGGTTATTGCGGCAATGTTGAGATTAACGCTATAAATCGTTTGAGCGCGGATTTGGAAATTATGCAGCTTGTAAGGTGAGTATTGCCGGCACGGCTAATTTTTACCCAAAAATTGTGGTGAAATGTGGCAAAATAGTAGGGAAATGTGGAATTCAGCCTGTTTATAATAAAACAAAAACGGGCTGTTTTATTATTTAATTTTTTATCCCCCCCTACCCCGCGTAAAATGTACGCCCGCGCGCAAAAGCGCCCCTCAAGCAGGTCTTAAAACATTTCCGCTTTTTGAGAAAGTTGGTTTTTACTGAAAAAAGTTTGAAAAATGTCAAGGAATAAGGGCAAATATCACAACACATATGACTGGTTTTATCAGACCTCCGAATGGAAATCGCTACGTTCTGCGCGGTTTGCTTATGCGAACGGTTTATGTGAACGATGCCAACGGCGCGGAGTGGTTGCGGCGGGTAAAGAAGTGCATCACATTGTGCCTATAGAGAAAGATTGGAGTCGGCGCTTGGATTTCGATAACACAATTTTACTTTGCAGTGATTGCCATAACGCAGAACACGAGAGAATAAGCCCGCTTCAAAAATTCAACCAATTATGGGAGGACTTAAATAATGGCGGGACGCCAACCGACGGTAATACCGGATAAAAACTTAAACCGCAGCAATGAGGAATTAAAAATGCGTGAGGAGCAGACTCCGGTTTATCAAAAACAGGAATTTAAACCGCCGAAGGATTTGACAAAGGAAGAACGTAAGGTTTGGAAATGGCTTGCGGGAATCTTCCGCGAAACGATAAATTGTCGCGTTTCGGACGCGGACGTGCATTTAATGACTATTTACTGCCGCGCAAAGGTTGCTTTTGACGAAGCGGACGCGGCATTAAAGGAAGATGGACGACCGTTCATTGCTTTTGAGTGCGGAACAGATAAAGACGGTGAGCCTAAATACCAGCTTAAACCTAACCCGAATATCAAGAAGCGTGATAGCAACGCGGTGCTGTGTATAAAACTTTTCGACCAGTTAGGTTTGTCTCCCGTAGCACGTTCGCGCATGGGGCTCGGAGCTGCAAACGCTAAAAAAGGCGACGATGCTTTCAGACGACTTATGGGGCGCAAGGACGATTAAACTTCGGAGACGGCTATGCTGAAATGGATAAACGATTTCGTTAGGTACGTCGAAAAGCATCCGCGCGAGTTTGGTAAGCTTGTAAAGGACAACGTAAGGCAGATTAAAGAACTTCTTTCCCGCCCCGATATTTTCTACAAGGAAGCCGATCCGCTGGCGTTTCAGGAGTTCGCTTATATGTTCCGCCACCGCGAGGGAATATGGGCGGGACAGCCGATAGTCTTAAACCGCGAGCAGAAATACATAGCTGCATGTTTGCTGGGGATAAAAGTCTGGAACGAGAGCGAGAGTCGCTTTGTCAGATACTTCAACGAGCTTAATCTTTTCGTCGCCCGCAAATGGGGCAAGGACACGTTTATAGCGCCGTTGGTTGCCTACTTCGTCGGGATAGATAAAGAGCCGTCGCCCGTATGCCAAATACTTGCCGAGAACGAAAAGCAGGCGTTTCGTACGTTTGATATCATCAGAAAGAACGTTAAAGTGCCGCCCCTTTCGGAGTGGTTCGGTGGCACGAATAAGACTTCCGAGGCGATTACTTGTCCTGAAACGGACGGAATTATTGAATATCTTTCCGGACGAACGAAAGGTAAAGACGGCCAAAACCCGTCTGTGGCGGTGGTAAACGAAGCGCACGAAATAACGAACAAAAACCAATACAACGCCGTTAAATCGGGCATGGGCGCACGTTCGCAACCGATGATGATAGTCATATCTTCTGCGGGAATTACGCCCGACAGTCTATACGAATCGTTACTCGAACGTGATAAAAAGATTTTACACAAAAAGAAGCTCGGCAAAAACGACCGCATATTTGCGCTTATTTTCAGTATTGACGATGAAGACGATTACCGAGACGAGGAGTGCTGGATAAAAGCAAATCCGGCAGAGAGCGAGGGACGACCGTCAATTGACTTTCTGCGTTCACAGCTCGAGGCAATGGAAAGCGATCCCGCTATGCGGAATACGTTTATTGCAAAACACCTTAACCGTCAGCTCGGCGCCAGTATCGAATATTACGACATAGTAACGATTCGTAACGCAATGCGAAAAGTACTTCCCGACGAATATACCGACATGTACGCAACGGGAGGTGTTGACCTTGCGGAAACCACCGACCTTTGCAACGCCACGGCGGAAATACTCGCAGAACACAAGCATATTTACTTGCAGGCGTACTTCATAGCGGAAGAGCGGCTCGCCCGAAACAGTGAAAAGGACAAGCGCGACTATCAACAGATGACCAATCTATCTACAGGCGACAGAATAACGAGCGAACTGGTTATAGTAACACCGGGAAGCTACGTTCAAAAAGAATACGTAACTCAATGGTTCTGTCTGCTTCGCGACGTCTATAAAATCAATTTCTTAAAAATCGGTTACGACCGCGCGCTTTCCAAAGAGTGGCTGACTGATATGCAAGAACACGGTTTTTCTCACGAAGTCGTTACGCGTGACAAGGAAAACAGAACGATAACGCGCGACTACGGAATTTTAACCGAAGTCGCGCAAGGCGGCTGGTCTCTTTCGGAGCCTATAAAAATTATGCGCAGCCTCTTCGAAGAGGGCAAACTCGTGGCAGATATCAACAACAAGCTTTTTGCCTATTGCTTTTACAGCATGAAGGTGCGGCAAGATGCGAACAACAATCTTTCGCCGCATAAGGCTAAATCAACGGGGCACATAGACGGTGCTATCGGAGCGTTGAATTCATTCGTCGGATATATGCGGGCAAAGCAGCTACCTGATTACAGAGATAAGTTGTCAAAATATTTTCAAATTTAGGAGTGACTTTTGGGAAAGTTCAAAGACGCATTTAAAAAAATATTTCGTATTGGGAGTGGAAAGGAAGCGCAGCTCCGCAGTATTATTCGCGAATATTATGGCGGCAACGTTGGACTGTTCGCTTATACCTATGCGAATAATATTTACAATATTCCGGAAGTCAGAACGGCAATAGAAGCTTTTGCCGATATTTTTTCAACGGTACCGCGATACTTCGAACGCAAGGATAAATCCGGATATATACAGTATTTCGAACATTCCGCAGATAGCGTTATAAACCTTAAGCCCAATCCTTTGCAGAACGCAACGCAATTTTGGAAGAATGTCGTCACAACGCTTTTTCTGAACAGCAACGTATTTATTGAACCGACTTTCGATTACCGTACAGGTGAGTTGAAATGTCTTTACGTTCTGCCGAAGGATTCATTTGATTTTACTCTTTACAATGACCGTGCCACGGTAACTTTTTTAACGCTCGGCAAAACCTACGATATGGATAACTTGATTTATTTAAACCGTTTTTCGGCGCTGGGAGGCGGTCAAAACAACGATTTGGGCCTTTACGAAACGGTTATCCAGGCACTTGCAGCGCAGGCTATTGAGGTTGCGAATCCCAAAAAGCCGCGGGCAATTTTGCAGGCTAACGTCAATACGCAAGGTAATTTGAAGGATAAGGACAAAAAGGGCACGATGGAGGACCTTAAAGGCAACTTTGACGCCTCGGTAAACGGAATCGTCTATTTTGACCCGCAATGGAAGGTAACGTCCATAAACTGGAACGAAAACGACGTCAACCGTGACTTAATGAAATTCGTCGTAAATATCGTTTACAACTATTTCGGTATTACTGAAGAGATTATCAACAACAAAGCAACGGAAATCGAATACCAGCTCTTCGTTAAAAACAAAATAGAGCCTTTGGCAAAGCAAATTGAGCAAGAGTTTACTGCAAAGCTTTTTTCAAAGCGTGAGCGCGAGTTCGGTAACAGACTTGAACTTGACACTTTCTATTTGTCGGTAGCAACGCTGACGGCAAAAACGCAGTATTTGCAAACGTGTTTGAGAGCGGGATTGCTCAATCAGGACGAAGGGCGTGAGTTTATTGGTTATCCGCCTTTGCCGAACGGATTGGGACAGATGTACAGAGTAACGGCCGATACCGTCAATATTGAAATCGTTGACGAATATCAAAAAGCTAAAAACGAAGCAGGGGGAAGCAGTCAAGCAAAACAGTCTGCGGACGCGGCGACGGAAGGAGGTAAAGATGGATAAGCGGAATAAGGAAAGAGAATACCGCTCGGTAGATTTCAAAGCGGAAACGCGTGCCGAAGGTGAACGCGTCGAACGCGTTTTACGCGGATACGCAATTCTGTTCAACGTTGAAACGACTGTGCACGATTATTGGGCCGGAGAAATAACTGAAGTAATCCTGCCGTCGGCGCTTGAAGGCGTTAATCTTGACAACCTTTATTTAATTCGCAGCCACGACCCCGATAAGGTATTGGGTCGTAACGGCGTAAATATGCGTATTGACGTTGACGAAACAGGGCTGTTCTTCGAGTGCAAAGTCCCCGATACGCAAATAGGCCGGGATACTTATACCGAAGTTGAGACGGGTTTAATAGACGGAATGAGCTTCGGCTTTGTTTCTTCTGACAGAATAAATCCAGAAACAAAGAAACGCACTATAACGCATTTTGACGAACTGTTTGAAATAAGTACAACGCCGTTTCCGTATTACAAGGAAACAAGCGTCATCGCCCAAAGTAAGCAGCTTGACGATGATACTGCAGCGGCGGACGCAGCAAAGAAAGAACAGGAAGAACAAGAGCGTGCAGAGTTCATAAAAATAATGGAGGAACTTTAATGGACAAATATTTTGAAGAGCTCCGCGACGTTAATACCGAACTTGAAGAATTACGGGCGCGGAAAGAAGCGATTAAGAAAAAGGCCTTGGAGCACCGCTCCACAATTACTTCCGACGAGCAAAAACAATATCGCGCGGAAGCGGACAAAATAAAAGAGCAAATAGCCCAAAAGGAAGCCCGCCTTGCGGAACTTCGGGCGATAACCGAAAATTTAAAAGAAGGAGAAAACAACATGAACAACGAATTACTTCACTTTAAAGAAGGAATGGAAAGATCGGACATATTTGCCACCGCCGAATACCGTTCCGCTTACTTTAAAAGAATGCAGGGCAAGGACTTGTCCGAAGCGGAAAAACGTAGCATAACATCGGCTGAAAATTCAGGCGGCGCGGCAATTCCCACGCACACTATGAATATTATTCTCGGTCAGTTAAAAGAGTCGGGAACGCTTCTTACGCTGATTACTCTTACGAATATTCCCGAGCTTATATCGTACCCCGTTGAGAACGTAGTCAATGAGGCGGCTTGGGTTTCCGAAGGTACGAAGAGCACCCCGAACAACGATAGTCTGAAATCACTGTCGCTTTCTGCATATAGCTTAATCAAGACGATAGAGGTTACGGCAAAGCTGCAGAAAATGTCCGTTGACGCTTTCGAGGCATGGGTTGTAAGCGCGATTACAAGAAAGATGAAATTAGCGCTTTCAAAGTCCGTTATAAGCGGTACGGGCGTCAATCAGCCTACGGGTCTCAATTCCTCAACCTGGGATAAAACAAACAGCGTAACCGGTGACGTTACTTACGATAATCTCGTTGACGTCGAGGCGCAGGTAGGTGAGGAGTTTATCGTCAATGCTGCCTGGGTTATGAACAGAAAAACTAAAGCGCAGGTTCAGAAACTTAAAGACGACCAAAAACGCCCTATATTCGAGCGCGCTGTTGAGGACGGGTTCGTCGGTTATTTGCTCGGTTATCCCGTAAAACTCGATTCGAGCGTTGCGGACGGCGAAGCGTATCTCGGCGATTGGAAAGCGGCTTACGTTATGAACCTTTCGCAGGACGTAGAATACGCGAAGTCCGGCGAGGCGGGATTTATGAGCGGCTCGACTATCTACAGAGGTCTTGCGCTTGCCGACGGTAAGCCTACCGGCGTCAAGGGTGCAATGGCAAAGCTGAAAAAGGCCGCGTCGGGTTCTTGATCCGCGAGAGGTGAATAATGGCAGACTTTGACGTAAAGCCGTTGCTGCCGCAATTCAAGCTGACTATAGGCGACTTAACGCCGTCATCGGATTTGGACGAATATTATTTAAACTTCCTTGCGATGGCGGCGGCAAGCCTTCGCCAAAACGATATTTCGGACGAAGTGTTGAGTACGGATCTTGGCTGTTCTGCCGTAGTTCTTCACGCTAAAGCGCTAATGGACAAAACAGACGTTGCAACCGACCCGACGCTTATACTTCTTCGCAATACGCTGTCCGTTCAGACAAAGGGGAACCGGTATGCTGACGGGAATTAAGCGAGTAATTATCGCCGATACGGAGAGCTCGCAAAACCCCGTAAACGGTGACAGAAAAAAGCGGGTAACGCGTGCGAAGATTATCGCGGCAAACGTAGAGCTCGTCGGGATACAGACGGCGCAGATTGCGCAAGTGCAAGGGTTCAATCTTGCTTACAGCGTAACCGTTAACCGTGCTTTATACGGCAAGGAAAAGTTTCTGTATTTCGACGGTATCCTTTACGAGATAAAGACGATGGGTAAAGCGAAATCACCCGTAGATATGCTTTTAAACGTGCAGGCAAGTAACGATGTGTCAGCAAATGCGGCAATAGAGGAGTGGATTGCAAATGCAGGTATTTAATGCCGAAAACGCAATGAACGTGCTTTGGGAAATTGTTTCACCATTAAAGGACGAAATTCCTATTTACAAGCATACCGTTGACGAAAACGAAACGGATCTTCCCGAAAGTTATTTGCTAATCCGCTCAGATATAACTGATTCATCGGGAATGTTCGGGGACGGCAAAGTGCTTTTGCGTGAAAGCGAATGCGATATTATGCTTATAAGCAAGACGGCGGGAGCGGCTTCCGATGATATCCACAACGTAAATATCGCAAAGGTTAAAGCTTTGCTCGACAAGTCGGAAGTATCTTACAGCGGTCACAACCTCGGTTATAACGATACGCTTAAAGAAAGCCAATACACATGGTCCGTGAGGTTTTTATATGGCAAGTAGTACGAATGGCGTCAACAGTACGTTGCGGGATTTTTCGGAAGCGGTCAGAGAGGCCTTGAATGAGATTGCCGACGAAACGTACGAAGCAATAGATGCAGGGCTTGACAAAGCAATGGATCATATGCGTGACAAGCTGACGGCAGCGTCTCCAGTGGATTCGGGCTTAACTCGCGATTCCTGGGAAGGAGAAGATAAATATAAAAACGTCCGCTATATCAATAATACGCGAGTCAACGAAAACGGAATACCCGTCGTAAACCTTTTGGAATACGGCAAAAAAGGCAAGCCGTTTTTACGCAAAACGGTGCAGGCGGAAACGGACAATATAATCAATATCATAAAAGGAGAAATAGACAAATGACCCCTGATAAAAAGGACAAGATCCTTGCGCAGTTTAATGTGAAAAATGCCGTCTACAATATAGACGGCACCAATGATATTAAGCCGCTTACATGGATGAACACGTTTACCAAGGACAGAAACGTAAACGTTACGGCTTTATACGGCGACGGTGAAGTTCAGGTTTCGCTTTACGCCGACACGACGATAACCGGCGCGATAGGTACAACCGCCCGCGACGAGGAATTCGAAAAAGAAATAGGGCTTGCCTTGGCTTTGGCTGACAATTCACTCGGCGAAATTGCAGTAAATTCCGTTAAGAAAATCAACTTCGGTTTTGAAACGGAAATCGTCGGGAAGAACGGCGTAGTAAAGGTCAAAAAGGTTTGGGTATTTAACGTGCAGGTAAGCCCGCCCAACGAAAGCCTTACACAGACGCAGGAAAACATTACGCAGAGCACAACCGACTATAACTACACCGGTTACGGCGTAAATGCAAAGTCTTCGGACAGCACTGCGGACTACATAAATCCCGAAACGGGCAAAACGGTGCGCGTTTATACGGCAAGCAAAAAGCCGACAGATGACGGCTTTGCTGATTTTCTTGATAGCGTACCTACGCCTAAAATGCCGGCGGCGCAAACCCAGGCAGTAAAATCTTAAATTATGCCCGAAAGGGCATTTATGGGCGGCAACGGTTGACATAGTACGATTATGTTGCAGGTTTGATTCCTGCGCCGCCCAAAACCTTATCGTACAAGGAGAATAATTATGAAGATAAAGTTACCCGTAGTAACTAAAAATGAAATTGCAGATGGCAAGCGCGTATTTGAAACGGCCGAACGTGAATTTGAAATGGATATGTCACTGGGCTGTCAAATGCGCTGGGAAGCGAAGTTTCCCGAACTGGCGGCAAAAGAAACGTTCGTCGACTACGCCAACCGAACGAAAACACTAGAGTCAAAGAACCCTGCGGTAATCCTTTCGAAAATGAAAGCAGTATATTGCTTCTTTGAAACGGAATTAAGTTTTGCACAGTTTTTAAAAATGTTCGACTTTTCAAAACCCGATTTTACAGATGCGCTCATTAAGCGTTTAAATGAAGTTTTCGAATTGGTTTTAAACTCTTCTGCGGAAAAAAACTGATCGGGCATCGAAGGGCGTTAATCGACTATATGCAAAGGTGTAATTTGCAATCGAATGCAAAACGCTTTTCGATGCCGTTATCTTTACAGTACATAAAAGAACTTGCCGAGGCGTGCATCGACTGGCGACCACTCCATATTATTGATGCCTTCAGCCTTGTTTGCTCGTTAAGAATAGACGAGTGTAAAAAATATCTTGAACGCATATCCAGGGAGCGCATGAATGCGGCGGGTGTCAGTTCGATATCACCTGCGACAGAAGAAGACTTCGATGCTTTATAAGGAGAGGAAATGGTTAAAAGTGTAACCGTAAAAATAGGCGTGGATACAAAGGATTTTATAAACGGTTTAAAGAAAACCGACAAACAAATTAATACCACGCAAAAAACGGCGGACAACCTTACCAAAAGTCTTAAAATAAAATTTTCGGAAACAAGGTTCGTCCAGGCACAAAAGCAGTTTTCCTCTGCACTTGAAAAGACGGAGGAAAAAGCGGAAGCTCTCCGCGGTAAATTACGTGAACTGGAAGCGGCTGGGAAGGTTGATTCGGTCGATTACTCTACGCTTGAGCTTGAACTTGCAAAAGCCGAAGCAAAGGCGACAGACCTTAAACAGAAACTTAAAGAGCTCAATAACGTTGCGGTTGATAAAGTACTTGGCAACATTGAAGATATAGGGAAAAAAGCCGAGAGCGCCGGAAAGTCTTTCAGCGGAGTGTCGCTCGCCGCAGGCGGCATACTTGCGGGTATGGGTGCCATTTCCAAAAAGTCAGCAGCACTCGGGGCGGAAATCGACGATTTGTCTTTGCAGTTCGGTGTTTCTGCGGAAACAATTCAAATGTGGCAATACCTTGCCGTACAGTGTGGAGTGGACGCGGATGTCTTCACCAAGTCGCTTGTGAAGATGCGCGCCGCTATGACGGATTTATCTACTGGCACGGTAAACAATGCGTCGAAAGCGTTACAGGAATTGGGGATTAAGCCCAACCAGTTTAAAACGCAGGAAGAAATGTTTGACGGCATCGTTGCCGCTCTTTCTAACGTCAAAGACGCAACGCTACAGACGGCATACGCGAACGAAATATTCGGGGATAAGATCGCAACGCAAATGTTGCCGTACATAAACACGGGAACGGAAACGATTAAGAAGTTCAAAGACGAATTTGCGGCTATGCCGAGTCTATCCAACGAACAGGTATCTTCGCTCGCAGAACTAGACGACACGTATTACAGACTTTCAGAGTCAATGCAATACGCTTCTGCTCAACTTGGTGTTGCGCTTGTCCCGGTTATGCAACGTGCCGTTGAACTAATCGAAAAAACGTTTATTCCCGCAATTACCAAACTCGGTGAATGGTTCGATAGCTTAAGTCCCTCAATGCAGAATATTATCGTAGGCGGACTGGGTATTCTTGCAATGGTCGCGCCTGCGCTTATTCTTATCGGCAAAATGTCAACAGGCATTGCATCGCTTATAAAACTCTTTAAAAACCTCCATGCGGCTCAGGCGAAAACTGCGGCGGGTTTTGCGGCTATTGCCGGAGCTGCGGCGCTCGGAGTGGATTTGATTAGTAACTGGAAGAACATGTCTACTGTTGAGAAGATTCTTAAAAGCCTTGCGCTTGCCGCTTTGGTTGCTGCGGCTGCGGTTACGGTATTTCACGCATCATGGTCTTTGGGCATAGCCGTCGGTGCAATAGCCGCAGGCGTTGTTGCGGGGCTTGCCGCAATAAATGCCGCTAAAGACGACTTAATGCCTGAAACGGAAGATTTTACGACGGATAATTTGGAAAGCTATTCAACCTATAATCCCGACGACTATACAATACCCAAAACAGACGGAAGCGGCGGTAACAATTATACCGACTATTCGTATAACGATAAATACAATATTACAATCAACGTTACCGAACCGGGGGCAACTGCCGAAGAAATCGCGGCGGAGGTAAGCAAAACTATAGCAACGCTTGCACAATCAAGGGGGTAGAAATGCGTTCATTTGCGCTTGTTGCATTTGGCATTGACAACTCAATAAAGGACAGGTTCCGGTTGGACTATATTACGGGTTTAAGCGGTCTTGGCTGGAAGTTAAAAATTTCTAAACTCGAAGGCGATGTTACAGACGTATTAACCAAAGTCGTGCAGGAAAAACAACCTGTAAATATGACTATCAACTTTATAGGACGCGGTTACGAAAAGTTTTTAATACTTACGCAGTGGATTCAAAAATATTCTTTCACGGATAAGCGGCTTGCTCTTGAGTATTCAGACGGCGTTACATTGTACTATACGGAAGGTAAAATTACAGAGCTCAAAAAGACCGAAAAAGACGAGTATAACAATCTTTCATGTGCTGCAACGTTTATACCGTTTACTCCATTCTTTTCGAATATAGAAAATGTAATTCGTATTGCGTATTCGGCAAAAGGGAAGAGTTACCCCTATAAGTATCCTTATTGCTACGGCAGAACGATGATTGAGAACAACGAGATAGATAATCCTTACCTCGCCGATATTCCCGTCACGGTAACGATTTACGGCGGCATAACTCATCCTTCAGTGTCTCTGTATGACGAAAAAAATAACGCTTATTGCACGGTAAAATTTAACGATTTAACTTTGACCGACGGTCAGTATTTGATTATAAACAGCGCTACGAAAAAAATTTATTTCTTTAACGGCAGTGAAACCGTAGACTGGTCGGCGCATACCGACCCGAGCGAAGACACGTTCTTGCTCGCGCAAAGCGGTAAAAGTAAAATAGCGGTAAACTTAAGTCCTGCGGATACAGGTTATCTTTTGGGTTCGTGGAGACGATACACACTATGATTATTTCATTCTACGACAATAAGTTTAACGGTTTGCAAAATAATGCTTCGCTTATAATGGATAACGCAAGCTATTCGCTGATAATGCGCGGGGTCGACCTCGATTCGCTTACGTGCAAGTGCGAAGCGTTTACCGAAAATATCCAGCCGACTTTCCTCATAGTAAAAAATGACCGTGGTAATTATATCTACGGGTGCCTTGCCGGTATTCCGCAGCTTAATTCCGATAATCAGACTGAAGTTACCGGTTCGGACTTAAAGACGATGTTAAAAAGCGACGTCTTATTAAAATTTCCGCGAACCTTTATTTCCGTTAATCAATATTTGCAATATGTCTTCGACGAATGGAACAGGCAAGTCAACCAAAACAGTTTTGACTGCGAGCTTATCTTTGATGCTGACGCAGATAATGTTGCCTTTGATAACCTTATTCCGTCAGGTGAAACTTACCTTGCCGTAAATGCGTGGGAAGACGTATTTGCGCCGTATCTTAAATATTACGCTCTGTTTATGACGGGCGAGGTTAACCTCGTTAAAAAGAAGGTAGTATTCCGAATCGGAGCTTCTATGACAAGGCCAATGAATATTAAGCTTTGGGAGCTCGGCGTAAAGAACTACGGCAAGTGGGTTGCCGACGTAAACGAAACACAGGGATACGTTTTGAATACTTCTACGGGAAAGATATCAACGAAGGAAGAGGGTGGCAAAGAGGTTAAGTGGATTTTGACTTCACAGAATAAAATCGCTATAGATCCTGCCGCACGTGATATTTACCCGATAAAACGTAAAATCATAATCAAACAAACGGACGACGATGCAAAAGTTTCATCTCTCGTGGACGAAGCAGCGCGGGAAGCACTTGAACTGCTGACAAACAGTATGTACAAAGAAAATATAGAAATAGAAGGCATTCAGGCAGATTTTAAAACGAGGTTTAATATATTCGTCCGTCGCGGGGAAACGTGTTATAAGAGCTTGCCTTGCGGCGAGCTGCACTATAATGCTGCCGGACTTAAAAAGGTGCAGATCGGTTACAGGTTTACGGGAATTCAGTTTTTATTATAGGAGAATGTTATGTCTGTAAGATTTATTAGACGGCCGAGCGACGTGCCCAGTATATCAAACTACGATGACGCGCGTTCAATTCGATATGCGTATGGCGGCCAGGACGGTTACGTTCAAAAAGCCGGAAATGAGTTGTCGTATACCGTAAACGGCAATACGTTTCGCATCAACAGTGGTGTTGTTGTTCTCCAGGGCTGGGAGAGCGAAATAGACAGTAGCGGCTGGACAATGACAGTTGATAACGTTGCAACCAAAAGATTTTATTCGGTTTATTATGAAGTTAATTTGGCAATGCAAACGACGGAAATAAAGTCCGTTTACGATACCGTGGATTATCCACAAATAGAGGCGGGAGACGACCTCACGGCATTGCAAACGGGCACGGCACGGCTTTTGCTATATCAGTTTACTGCGCAAAACGGTGAAATTTCAGATGTGTCTAAAAAAGTAAATGCAATTCGGTATACAAAAGAGGAAGTGCGTGCTATAGACGAAAGAATAAACATTATTAATGTGAGGTTGACTAAACTGGGTTTTAGGCAGGGTAGCGCTACTCTTAACCCCACATTAAATGGTAGTGCTACCCAAAATATTTTTACTCGGCAAGGTAACTATGTAATTGGGAATTTATATTTTGAGTCTTTAAACGGCATTGGGCTTGGAGATGTCCTGTTTAGTTTACCTACAGATTTTTGCCCCAAAGAAGCAACAAAAATAGTGGCGTATGTTGAGGTGGATCAATATGGCTCTACAATTAAGGATTACGCTATACTGACAATTCCACCAGACGGTAAAGTGCTGTCCACAATAGTATTTACTCTAAAACGGTTGGAAATTTGCAATATCGGGTTTGAAGCACTTCCAATATCATAATTAAGGAGAAAATATGCCTTACAAAATCCTTGAACAGAACGGAATAGATAACGAGAACGTTGACGGTGCGGCTTTAAACCGCTTTGTCGCAGGCGGGCGCGACGGAATTATAAAGGGTGTGTTGTCGGAATGCGCCTTGTCCGGCGCCGGAAACGGTGTGGGCATAGCGCCGGGGCTTATTTTAATGTGTGGTATCCGCGTAAAGATAATCGACATGGAAACACTATTTTTATCAAGCGCCCCGTTAACCGCAATGCAATGGCAGATAATAGTTCGGGCAACGTTGCAACGCGACAGAAAGGTGTCTGTGAATTTTCTTTTGCGCGCGCCGGGAGAGTTACGGCAGGATGCGCTATATGCTACGGAAAGCGGCGTATACGAGGTAAAATTAGGTTCGTTCGTGCACAACCCTGACGGCTCTATTTCTAATCTTATAAGAACGCTTGACGTTATAACGGGAGGCGGTGATTGCGCGTCTTCCATTGAAGTCGGCGACGTAAACACCACAACGCTTGCACCCGGGATGGATGCGGCTTTCGACGTTACATTACGGACCGATGAGCAAACAGGTAAAACTCTTTTGGACTTTACTGCAGAGATTCCGCGCGGCGCCGATGGTACGGATAATGCGGCACGCGAAGCGTTGACAAAAACCGCGAATAAAAGTTTTTACAACCTCGGCATTTACGATACGATTACTTCCAACGGTGATGGTACGGCAACGATTACGAGAAAGACGGGATATGCTTATTTTAACGGAAGCGAGGATTGGGAAGTTCAAAGTACCATAAACGGCAATTATCGTATGATAATGCATAACGGAATAAATAATGTTACGGCTAAACAATTAAACGATGGTGACCTATTTTTTAAATCCACAGCAAACGAAATTACGGCAGGACAAAGTTGGTCGGGGAATGCGGAGGGCATAGGAATTGAAAATGTAGAAAACGAAGGGCATAGGTTTAACGTTGTTTATTTTGCAAATCGGTTCAACAATGCAAACACCCTTAACGATTTTAAAAAGTTTTTGGCGGAAAATCCTATTGCTATCCAATACGAACTTGCTTCCGAATGTCAGTACGGAGAAAAAGTTATAGAGAATCAGCCTATTCATACGCTTCCCCAAGAGGGTGAGCAGTGGGCGCAGGAAGAGTGGGAAAAGGGACTTAATTTAATAGATAAAACGGGCAACATTTTTAATGGCGATATATGCGATGAAAACCCGAACCTAAGTGCTGGACTTTATACAATACAAGTTTTTACTTCCTACGAAAATGCAACTATTGCATTAGGAGTTTGGACGGCTTCACATACACTTGTAAGAGATATTGGCTTGGGTGCAAATACTCCGCATACATTTTATTGGTCTGATAAAGATGTAAGTGCGGGAAACCATTTAGTAGTTTGGAGCGATAGCACAATAGGAACGTTTAAAATAATGCTTAATAAAGGTTCCTTCCTTTACCCTTACCAGCCGTATTACGGCGGGATTGTGAGAGTAGGGGATTTCGACCGATTGATACTTGAAAGGGATTATCCGGTAGGAGGTAATAAACCGTACATACAATTTCCCGGTATGCCTACGCCTGCAGAGCGTTGGGCTGGAACTACTTGGGAAATTGATACCGCATATCAAGGCAGAACGCTTATAGGTAGCGGCGGAGAATACGCTTTTGGCGCAACGGGTGGTAGTGCAGACGCTGTTGTCGTCAGTCATACCCATAAGAATGACATTGTGGGTATTTCAGCAAACACTACTGGGCACGGGGGCTTTACATTCAGCAATACGTGGAACAAAATACAAATAGAGGGTCCCTATGATTGGTATGGTGCAGGAACATATGACGCGGGTATAACTGGTGAAAGTGGAGTAGGTAAAAATATGCCGCCTCATATTGTCGCAAACTATTGGAAGCGTACAGCTTAAAAGAGAAAAGCAATGAGAATTTTTGACGAAACAAAAACTTATGAAATATCCCACAAACAAATTAATTATGAGAAAGGTTATCTTAAACCCGATAAACGATTTGTACAACACCACGAAGCTGTTGAGCCCAAACAGGCTGTCTATAGCGATAGAGTAGAATGCTTGCCCAATGGAAGCACACAAATTTGGAAAGACCTTGTAACGCCTGCTGTTGAAGCAAAAGAGGCTTATGATGAATACGAGGATATACAAGTTTATGTGCCTTATACAGAAGAAGAGCTTCAAGAACGTGCAAACGACAAACGCCATAACGAGCTAAAAGCCGAACTTGCTAAAATAAAGGAAGATATCGAACAAGAAACTTTCGGGCTTGTCCGTGACGATTACGAGGTGAAAAAATCGCGGGCGGCGGAGATTATAAACGAGCTGCGCATTCTCGAAGGTAAAGAACCGCGGGCTTTAAAAAAAACTTAAAATAATCGATTATTTTAAAATAAAAAAGGAGGTACAATTATGACTCAATTTGAAAGCAAATTGCAAAGTATGATTGCGGAGCTGGATTCGCAGCAGCAGGATTACGAACGGGAAGAGTGGGCAAAAATTGAAAACTCCACGCTTGCCGACTACCGTAAGGAGCAGGAAAATGTTTGCAATGAAGGCATCGCTGCTTTGCAAGAACAGCGCGACACGGCCATTGCAAACAAAAAAGAGCAGCTTTTTAACAAGATGAAAGCGGACGCAGAGAAAAGGTTCAGCTTAACCCGTCAAAAGCTCGAAGATGCACTTTCGTCGTTTTCAAGTAACGACGGCGGCTAATAGGAGGGAGACTATGAAAGAACAAATTTTATTATACGGTGTATGCACGGCAATATCTTTCGCGGCGGTTGCGGTTACGTCATTCATAAAGTTGATAATTTGCGGAATTGCAAAGAAGTGCGGTAAGGATTTATCCGGGAACGTAAAGGAATACATATTCACACCGATGGCAATATTAATCGCCGCGGCGGGATTATTCTTTTGGCTGGACAAGTTCTGTAAAATGGCTTTTGACGAAAAGTTTATTTTAATAATGGTTTGTTTCAGTATTGGAACGATGCTGTTATACTTACTGCTGTTTCAGCCGACGCGCAAATTAGCGATGAGAATTATTCGCGCGATCGCGAAGCACTTTAAATTGCCTACAGTCGTAGAAACGGTTAAAGACGTTTTAACGGAAGCGGAAATATTGCTGACGTCACCTGATGACGATTTGCAGTCAAATGCAAACCAAAATTATGTTCTTGTTACGGAGGCGGAAAAGCCGCCAGACGAAGAGCAAAAGACCGATGCGGCGGCAGAAAAGCTGCGCGCTATGGTTAATACAATTTTATCAAAATAATAAAAGCGCGGTAGTATTTGTTACTACCGCGCTTGCTTATATTATTGATTTTTATATTTGTTTACCGCCCAACGAATAAACTCGGCTTTGCTCATACCTGACGCTTTTATGATGGCATCAATTTCTTTGGCTTCATCGGGTTTGAACCACGTTGACCATTTTGTTAATTCGTTTTTATGAGATTCGCGATACCTTTTATCGGCGGCTTTCTGTGCCTCACTTCTTGCCATGTTGTACTCCCTTAAAATAAATCGTTTGCGGCGACGTATGCTTTCAACGCGTCGAAAGTGGGGCAATCGGTTTTCGGTACGGTGTACGTAATGTCAATGCGCCCAATCGTGGTTGAAATTGTCCACGACGATTTATTTTCTTTTGTTGCATAAATTTTGCCGTTTTTCTCAATATTCATTTTATGCCTCCCTAAACTTATTTTATTTCAAACATAATTGACAAACATTTTTTTTTAGTATATAATAGGACTTACGAGGGGCGGTTTCCCGCCCGCTCTGCCTTGATGATTATTCATCGTCGGTCGCCTTGCTCGGCTTTTGCTTTTTGAGCGTTATCGTTATCTTTACACTTTCCACGGCGTTTTGATTTTCGATTGCTCTTGCTAAGTCTTGCAAGGCTTTTGTTATGTCGTTCAT